TTTGTATTTACCAAAATCAAAATGCAATATGTGGATCTGCACAAGATGCCTAGCATTCACTAATGAAAGTTGTTCTACCTTATACACCAAGAAAACAGCAAGCCTACGTTCACGATGAACTAAGCAAATACAGGTATGCGGTTCTGTGTTGTCATAGAAGATTTGGCAAAACAGTTTTGTGTATTAATCATTTAATTAAAATGGCGATGACGAATAGAAATCATCAGCCACGATATGCTTATATTGCACCGACTTATAGTCAGGCAAAGAAGATAGCCTGGGATTATTTAAAACATTTTACCGACAAGATACCTGGCACTAAATATAACGAAACAGAGTTACGTTGTGATTTAGTTAATGGAGCCAGAATAACTTTATTGTCATCTGAAAATCCTGATAGCATTCGAGGAATATATTTAGATGGCTGTATTATTGATGAAGCTGCACAAGTTCAAGCTGCTTTAATAGATGAAGTTATTACTCCTGCGTTATCGGACCGCAAAGGATTTATGATCCTAGTTGGAACGCCTGCAGGTATGAATAATTTATTTTACGATTATTACCAAAAAGCTCAGTCAAATAAGAATTGGTTTTTATATAAAGCAAAAGCCTCTGAAACAAAGATAGTTGATAAAGAGGAATTGCAAGCCGCTCTCGGAGTTATGGGGGTTGCTAAATATAACCAAGAATTTGAGTGTTCTTTTATTGGTAATATTAAAGGCTCTATTTATGGAGATTTACTTGGCAAACTTGAAGATAAAAAACAAGTTGCCTCTATTCCTTATGATCCTGCTTATCCTGTAAATACTGCCTGGGATATTGGATTTAGTGATAGTACATCCATAATATTTTTTCAGCAGATCGGACACGCTATTCACATTATTGATTACTATGAAAATAATAATCAGGCGTTTCCACACTATGCACAAGTCTTAAAAGAAAAAGATTTTGTGTATGAAAATCACTACGCACCACACGATATAGAAGTTACAGATTTTGCCTCTGGTAAGACCAGAAGAGAAGTTGCTTATCAAATGGGGATTAGATTTAGAGTAGCACCAAAAATTCCGTTAGAAGATGGAATACATAGTGTCAAAATGGTTTTAGAGAGATGTTTCATTAATATTGATAACTGCTCTAAATTAATAAATGCACTACGTCATTATCACCGAAAGTATAATGACAAAGACAGAGTATATAAACTTTCAGTAAATCACGATTGGTCATCGCACGCAGCAGATGCTTTGCGAACCTTAGCCGTTGGTTTGCAAGAAGTTAAAATTTTTAACAACACCAGCCGACAACAAGTGGCTGATAACCAATTTAATATATTATGAGTTTTATTTTTGGAAAACCACAAATGCCAGAACCTCCAAAATTTATAGAACCTAAAGTAGAGGCGGTTCCAAATTTTGAAGATGTAAAAAGAAGAGAAGCAGAAGAACTTGCTATGCGTGAGAGCATGGCTAGAAGAAGAGGTAGACGTTCTACAATATTGACAGGTACAGGACTTACAAGTTCTCCTGAATTAGATAATAAAACTTTATTAGGCGCTTAGCCATGGGGTTAGGAAAAAAGATTGTTGATATAATGCAACAAGCTAAAGCAATACAAAAAGTTAAAGAAGAAGCAAAATCTACACCAGCTGCTAAAGCAACAGCAGATAATAAATTACCAATGTCAAAAAGAAGAACAAGATCTTTGCAAAAACAAAGTCAGTTAAATAATCAAACAACTTTACTAGGAGGTTAACATGGGTGGACCTGTTCCAAATCCGTTTAAATCAAAACCAAAAGCACAAGAGCAACCGCAAGTGCCAGCACAAATGGAAGCACCAAAACCAGCTACCGTTCCTGCAGGACCAACTGCTGTTGAAATGACAGATCAAAGATTGATCGATGCAAGACGCAGAGGCAGACGTGCAAATGTTTTGACAGGCGTTACAGGACCTGCAGACACATTGTCTTTAGGTTATAGATCTTTACTTGGATAAAAAATGCAAGAACAAAATTTAAGAGATCTCTCACGAGATTTAAAAAGAAATTTGTCTAGGCTAATGGAGCAAAGAAGCAACTTTGAAAGCCATTGGCAAGAAATAGCAGACGTACTGCTGCCTAGACGAGCCGACATTACAAAAGAACGAGCAAAAGGCGACAAGCGAAACATAGAAATATTTGATGGAACAGCCATACATTCGCTCGAACTTTTGGCAGCTTCACTACATGGAATGTTAACCTCATCCGCAAATAGATGGTTCTCTTTAAGATTTAAAGAGCCAATTCTAAATGATGAGGATGAAGCGAAAGAGTGGTTGGATGATGCAACAAATAAAATGTATGTAGCCTTCAACCGTTCTAATTTTCAGCAAGAAGTTTTTGAGTGTTACCATGATTTAATTGCATTCGGTACCGCTTGTCTAATGATCGAAGAAGATCGAGAGGACATCGTTCGTTTTTCATCAAGACACATAAAAGAATTATACATAATGGAAAATGACAAAGGATTTGTTGATACCATTTATCGTAAATTTAAAATGCCAGCTCAGGCAATTGTTTCAAAATTTGGAGCAGAGAATGTTAGCACTTCTGTTCAAAACGCATTTAAAAAAAATCCATTTGACGAAATATCTTTAGTTCATGTTGTACGACCAAGATTAATGTACGATGAGAAGAAAAAAGATAAAAAGAATATGCCGTTTGAAAGTATTTATTTTGAATACGAAAGCGGACATATTATTTCACAAGGAGGATTTAAAGAACTTCCTTACGTTGTACCAAGATATTTAAAAGGTTCATCAGAGATATACGGCAGATCTCCTGGAATGAATGCTTTACCTGATGTTAAAGTTTTAAACAAAATGGTTGAAGTATCATTAAAGGCTGCAGCTAAGATGGTTGATCCACCATTATTAGTTCCTGATGACAGTATGATTTTGCCTGTTCGTACAGCTCCAGGTTCATTAAATTATTATCGATCAGGCTCACGAGATAAAATTGAACCATTACAAATAGGCGCAAACTCTCCACTTGGAATTAATTTAGAAAACCAAAGAAGAGATGCGATTGCAAAAACTTTTTATGTAGATCAATTAATGATGTCTAGTTCTAATCGTTCTATGACAGCCACAGAAGTTACGGCTCGTAATGAAGAACGAATGAGAATTCTAGGACCAGCATTATCAAGATTACAAAACGAATTATTGCAGCCAATGATTATTCGAGTGTTTAATATTATGTTAAGAAATAATTTATTTGTTCAAGCTCCACAAATGCTTGCAGGTCAAGAAGTGGATATTGAATATGTATCACCAATGGCGATTGCACAAAGATCCCAAGAACTACAATCGATTATGAGAGGACTAGAAGTATTTGGCTCTATTAGCCAAGTATCTCCTGTAACAGATTATATTGATGAAAACGGTCTAGTTAAAACCATTATCAATGTTTTAGGATTACCTGCGAAGATGATTAGATCAGATGCGCAAGTAAGACAAAAAAGAGAGCAACAAGCACAACAACAACAAATGCAGATGCAAATGCAACAAGAACTCGCTGGTAGCGAAATTGCAAGAAACTCTGCACCAATGGTGAAAGCTCTAAATGGAACACAACAACAACAACCACAATAAAAAATTTCTCGAACTTGTTGCTGATTACAAAATTTATTAAAAACGCTCTTAAACAAACTAACAGTTAAATAAATGGAAAATCAGACAACTGCTCCTGTAGCAACAGGACAATCTGATGTTCAACAAAATGTTGCTTCATCAGTACAAGCGCCAACAACTTTAGCGCAACCTGTATCTACACAGGCTAAACAGGAAAATAAAATAGATTTTAAATCTTTAATTCCTGAAAGTTATAAAGAAGAAAAATCATTACAAAATTTTAACGATATGGAAAGTTTTGTAAAAAGTTATCTGCACGCACAAAAATTAGTAGGAATGGATAAAATTCCTGTACCTAATAAATATGCAACAGATGAAGATTGGCAAGCCGTATTTAAAAAATTAGGTGCGCCAGAAACTCCAGATCAATATAAATATTCTTTTAAAGATGAGGAAGTTGATCCAAGTCAGTTAAAGGAATTTAATCAAGCTGCACATAAATTAGGATTACTTCCTAAACAAGCAGAAGGATTAATAAAATTTTATAATGAGCTTAATCAAAATTCTGTACAGCAACAAGAAGCACAAGCTGCAACTGTTAGACAAGAAGCAGAATTAAGTTTAAAAAAAGAATTTGGACCAGAGTTTAATAAAAGACTTGACCAAGCTAAAAGACTTGCAAGTTCAACTTTAGGTGCTGAATTTTTAAATAATACAATTTTACAAGATGGCTCCAGACTTGGTGATAATGTTTTATTAGTAAAAGCATTTTCACAACTTGCAGACAAATTATCTGAAGATGAGATTGTCAAAGGTGAAGGTTCTGGCTATCAAACCGCAACTGAAATCCAAAGAGAAATAGATGCTCTTATGGAAGAAGGTTCTCCATATTGGACAAGCGGTCATCCTAACCACAAAAGAGCTGTTGAAGAAGTTTATAAACTTAGACAGTTATTAAATGGTTGATAAAGAAATTCTAACCGAAAACGAAATACGCCTGGAATGCTTGCGTCTAGCTGTTGAATTCGCATCTGAAAATGTGAAGCTAGATCCAATTCCTGTGGCACAAACATATTTCGATTGGGTAATGAAAAAAAATTCTGTTGAGAAAATCCGCAAGGATCTCAAAGATAAACGATGAAGTGTAATCGCTAAATACACAGGCAAGATCCAGATCTTCTGGAAAATCGAACCGACTAATCAAAACTTAAACTAACAATAAGGAGATTGACAATATGTCAAACCAAATAACTACAGCTTTTGTACAGCAGTATTCAAACAATGTACAAATGTTGTCACAACAAAAAGGTTCTCTTCTTAGAGGTAGTGTGAGAGTTGAAAGCGTTGTAGGAAAAAATGCTTTCTTTGACCAAGTTGGTAGCGTAGCTGCCGTGTTAAGAACAACACGACACGCTGAAACGCCTCAGCTGGACACTCCACATTCACGAAGAAGAGTATCTTTGGCTGATTATGAGTTTGCTGATCTTATCGACAATCAAGATAAGTTAAGAACTCTAATTGATCCAACATCATCTTATGCTTTAGCTGCAGCTTATGCTTTAGGCAGAGCGCAAGACGATGTAATTATAAGCGCTGCAACAGGAACAGCATTCACAGGCGAAACAGGTAGCACATCTACTTCTTTCACAGCTGGTAATGCAATTACTGAAGCATCAACAGGCGGATTAACATTAACAAAATTAAGAAATGCGAAAAAAATTCTTGATAGTGGTGATGTAGATCCTTCAATTCCAAGATTTATCGTTGTTGGACCACAACAAGTTATCGATTTACTTGGAGATACAAACGTTACAAGTTCTGACTACAATACAGTTAAAGCTCTTGTGAATGGTGAATTAAATACATTCATGGGTTTCAACTTTATTATGTCGAACAGACTTTCTAAATCTGGCAGTTTAAGAAAAGCGCTTGTGTACACACAAGACGCAATTCTTATGGCAGTTGGACAAGACATTATGACTAGAATTGATGAGCGATCAGATCGTGGTTACTCAACACAAGTTTATGTATGTCAATCCATCGGCGCAACTAGAATGGAAGAAGCTAAAGTTGTATCAATCGAATGTTACGAAGCATAGGAGGAATAAAATATGGCAACAGTATATTCAGTTCAAAAAACTAAATGGAGTCAGAATGTTCCTTCAGAAAACATCAAAACTAATGAACAAAGCGGCAAAGTAAGAATTGCTTTCGCAGAATACGAAGCAAGCTCACTTGCAATCGCTGACGTTATTCAGTTCTTTAACCTACCAAACGGTGCAAGAATTCTTGACGGTTACTTAGCTAATGATGCTTTAGGATCTTCGACTACATTATCAGTTGGATATGGCGCATATACTAACGCAGCAGGAACAGCAGTAAGTGCTTCTGCAGCTTCTTATTTAGCAGCCACTTCAACTTCATCAGCAGCAAGAACAGACATAGCAGCGACAATCGCTCTAGGTTCTGGATCAGTTG